GCAGGAAGATGAGTGAGGTGTACAGTGCATTCTCCAGACCTGGAACAAAGCTGACCCCTTCCATAAAGATTGAGACAGCAATCATCACAATGAACCATTCCACTTCCATGTTTGGTGAGAACGACAGCATCATTGACATGGCAAGTAACGCCGTCCAGGAAGGCTCAAGTCTGTTCTTGGCAAACATGGCAATCACTGCTAGAAAGATCAGAATGATCCCATTCAATGCCCAGGGTATTGCTCTGAGGGACCTGAAAGAGAGCATACCCATGTCAGTGTTTGTCCACCACCAGTTCAGGAACCCAATAGTGGATCCAATAACATATGTGAGTTTTATAGACACAGTGTCTTCATACAGCTTGATGATCTCAGAGATGGGCTACCACATTTTCAAAGCCATCAAGAACAAGATTCTTGAAAACAGAGACCTAACAATCTCTGAAAGGATATGGCTGGGAGTCCTGATGGATTCCCATGCTGACGGGGTTGAGAGTGCAACTATGACTGCTGGCAACAATTCTATCACAAGCCCTCTGAGCAACCCATACAAGGTGACCTACCCAAGGACACAGGTTGACAAGGTCAAAGATCTGGCAGAAACTATGAGACAAAAGCTGACAAGAAGGACGGATCTTGGATCAGTAGTCAAGTATCTCTGTGGCAAGCAAAGAAAGGCTGAGGATGAGCAGTCAGCTTATGAAAAGTTCCTCCAGGCATTTGAGAGCAGGAGTATTATATCAACATTTGCTGGTTTCAGCAATAACAACAGGAAGCTGATGTGCAGCATGATGAGAACTGGCAAAAAACTGATGATTGATCTAAGGTTCATACTTGCTCCAGTGCACAAGGTTGGACAGTGGGACTGTGCCAGCCTATTGGAGATTCCCAAATGGAAGAAGGTCCGGCTTGCTGACGATGTCAGAGATGCTGTCATCAAGGAGATTGATGATTACTGTGACATAATGGAGGCACAAGATATCCACAAGCTCAGACATCTGGACATCATAAAGAACATGATTGGAACACTCAGCACACATTGGGTGAAAGTGCCAGGTGATGCTAGGCTCACAGAGCACACACTGAGCACAAGCAACAGAGGATCACTCCTCCACACAGACGCATATGCTGTGGCTGCTGCTTGCATTGACTCCTTGGTAGCAAGCAAGTTCACTGGTGTGCCTGAGTCAAAGCTAATTGAAAGTGCAATAATGCTCACATCTGTGTCCTCAAAGCTGAAAGCACTGATGGA